TATGGCTACTGGGCAAAAAGGTTTCGAACTCTGACAGAATGGAAGCAGGAGGAAGCATGACTGAACCGACTTGGCGCGGCTTTCCTACGGGCAACCGCAACGCTCTCGAGATGACGCTCGACAAACTTGGATGGATTGGTGAGGAGCATGCTGCGATCGTTGCGCTCTGCCTGGTTACTGCTTCTTCGCTCGATGACGAGTACACGGCGGCGAAGTCGAGCTCGTATCTTCAGGCGTTGCGTATGTTGCGGAACTCGGCTCCCGAGCATGCCGAGGTTGATGCGCTTGAGGTTTTGCTTCGGCGCTGATGTTCGCTCCTTCCCGATTCACTCCTGCTCTTGCGGAGGACTTGACGTCGTCAATTGACGGTCTTCTTCCTGCGATTGAGTTGGCGTGGTCGAACGCGACACCGGGCTTCAGGTTTGATGACTGGCAGGTTGAATTGTTGCGCCGTATTACTGAGACGACGCCTGATGGCGAACTGCGTTGGCGATCGTGCATCGTGTCGATGGGCCGGCAGAACGGTAAGAGCGAGATTGTTGGTGCGCTGGGTGTGTGGTCGCTTCTCCGTAAGGTTGGCTCGTACAACATCGGTGTGGCTTCGACCGCGGAGCAGGCTCGACTTGTTTACGACCGGGTTCAACGTGTGATTGCGTCGAACCCAGCACTAGAGCGTCGCATGTCGAAGTTGACGGAGACGCGCGGCATCAAGACACTCGACGGGAGCAGATATGAAATCAAAGCCAGTAACGCGAATACTCTTCAGGGCATCCCTGTATCTGTTGGAATTATTGACGAGGTTCATCTTGTCGACGCTAAGGTCTGGGATGCGCTCGCGTCAGGAACTGGTGCTCGTCCAGACACTCTCCTCGTTGGTATCACCACTGCTGGCGATGAGTCGTCTGAACTACTCAACCGTCTCTATGCAAACGCTGATAAAGCATTGGCAGGTGACCTCGACCGATTCGGATTCTGGATCTGGGAGGCATCTGAAGCTCGTGTTCCCGACAACGACGCCGAACTCCTCGACCTTCTCCGTGAGGCTAACCCGGCACTCCAGTCTGGGCGAATAGACGAGCGCATTCTCATTCAGGATGTTCGGGTGATGCCTGATGATGACATCATCCGGTATCGGTTGAATCGGTTTATTCAGTCTGGGTCGAAGACGTTCATCCCGGCGGAGTTGTGGCAGAAGTGTCAGCGACCGTTCGGCGAGTCTTTGCCGAAGGGCGACTATGTGTTCGCAATTGACAGAACACCTGACTGGGCACACGCCACCGTCGCGGTGGCCGTCAAGGTCGACGACGTCATCCACACAGAACTTGTCGCGAGCATCGTCAAGCCTTCCCTGGAACAACTTCTGTACGTCTGCCAGCAATTAGTCAGTTTCAACCCACGAGCGGTTATCGTGGATGGGTACACTCTTCGCGATCTACACAAGGAATTGAGGGGCCGTGGCTTTCCTGCGGAAACTGCAACGCTTGCTGATATTGTCAATGCATCTTCCTTGTTTTACGCTCGTCTTGCGCGTAGAACCCTCTTACATGGGGGAGACCCTTTGTTGTCGGTGCAGATTCCTCGGACGGTGCGCAAGGTCGTTGGGGAGGGTTACCGGGTATCCCGCCGCGACTCAGCTGTGGAAATTGACGCGGTAATGGCAACTCTTCTGGCGGTGCATGGCGCGGATACTTTGCGCGAACAGGCTCTTCAGGTATTCTGATACGACAACCCCCCGGCATTGCTTGGGGGCGCGGCCACCGAGACGGTTGGGGGTTCCCGGCCGACGCGCACTCGGTGGCCAGTTCACTCTTCGAAGGAATCATGGAAAACGAAAACGTCGGTTCTTACTCTGTCCCTGTCGACCCCATGGATCTCTTACAGTGTGATTCTTGCCAGTGATTTCAACTTTGTGTGACCTAAAGTTGATTTAGGGGATGAGAGGTCATTCGACGGCGTAAGACCCGTAAGGGAACGACGTTCGGACTCGGGTTCGATTCCCGACATCTCCACGCCACGCCCAAGCCCTACATGTTGTGTCTAAATCGTACATATGGCACAATATCTAGTAATGGGATTTCTGGACTTTCTGAACCCGACACGGCACCTTGATGTCGTCGATTCTTTCGCGCCCGGTTTCGAGGTGCGTTCGAGCGCGGTTGTTCCGCCGCCCCGCTCGTCCAGTTCGGGAGTGACCACCAGCGACGCTTTGTCGTTGGCTTCGGTCTATCGGTCCGTTAGCATCATCGCTACTGCGATGAAGCAGCTCGGAATCCACGCATATCGTGACGACGTCAAGGTCACTCCCACCCCGTTATGGATCCGCCAGCCTGACCCGAAGCGCACCCGCGAGGTGTGGATGGAGCAGACGGTCAATTCGCTGGCCCTGTCGGGGAACGCTTACTGGCTTGTCTCGCGCAACCCGCGTAATGAGACGGTTGGGCTTGAGGTTCTGAACCCGTTCGACGTTCTCATCAACACCGACGACTTTGGGAACCCGGTCTTCTACACTTACCGTGGCACGTTGAAGTATTCGCTCGACCAGGTGCAACACCTTGCCCTCATGCGCGTACCGGGCAACGTCTACGGCCTCGGCCCGATTCAGGCCGCACAGAAGGAACTGCTGAACGCCCGCGATACTCGTGACTATGCGGCGACGTGGTTCGACAATGGCGGTGTTCCGTCGGGTGTTCTGAAGTCTGACCAGATGCTGTCTCCTGACGCTGCTGAGGCGGCGAAGACGGCATGGAACGCACTTGGATCGGGTGGCACTGTCGTTCTCGGTAACGGTCTGTCTTATCAGTCGATGTACCTGAACCCGCGTGATGCCCAGTTCATTGAGGCGCAGGCGTGGAATGTCCAGCAGGTTGGTCGTCTCTTCGGTATTCCGGCGAACATGCTCATGGCGTCGGTTGACGGTAACTCGATGACTTACACGAACATGGAGCAGGAGCAGATGGCGTTCGTGCGCTATACGCTCTCGCAATACATCGTTGAAATTGAGTCTGCGATGTCGTATCTGTCGACTCGCGGTGTCGAGGTGAAGGTCAATGTTGACTCGCTCCTCCGCTCGGATACCCTCACCCGTTACCAAGCACACCAGATTGCGCTTGCGTCTGGCTGGATGTCGATTGACGAGGTTCGTCACATCGAGGATTTGCCCGTTCAGGGAGGGGAGTCGACCATTGGAGCAGCGTGAGATGGAGTTCCGCGTCGTTGACGCGGCGAAGCGTGAGGTCGCGGGAATCGCTGTCCCTTACGACACGGTTGAAAACGGTGAGATGTTCGCCCGCGACTCGGTCAGCCTTGACCCTGAAGCAAAACTTATGTGGCAGCACGACACTCGTGAGCCGATTGGCAAGGTCGTTGACGGCCGTCACACGCCTGCCGGGTTTGAGATTCGCGCGACAATCTCAGAGACTCAGCGCGGGCTTGATGCCATCAAGTTGCTTGAAGACGGTGTCGTCAACAAGTTTTCCGTTGGCTTCGTGATGCGTGACAGCAAGGTTGCTGAAGATCGCACCCGAATCGTGACCGACGCATTCGTGCGTGAGGTTTCGCTTGTAAGTTTCCCCTGGTACTCAGACGCTTCGGTGACTGAGGTTCGGGAGGAAGAACCGGAGTCGGAAGTACCGACCTCGGCACCTGAAAAGGAGGAAAACGTGGAGGAAATCACTCCCGTCGCTTCCGACCTCGCCGAGGTTCGTGAAGCCATCCAGCACCTTGAGCGTGAGGTTGCTGGCATCAACAAGGTCGAGGCTCCCGCTGTCGACTACCGCTCGGCTGGAGCCTTCCTGAAGGCAATGGTTGACGGCGAAGACGCCGCGGTGCGTGCATACACCGGAGCCACCTCAAGTGACTCGGTCACCACCCCGGTCGACTTCAACCTCATCCGTCTCGTCGAGGCTGCGAACCCGCTCGGTGCTGTCTTCGGTCGTGGAGTCACTCCCGCGACTGGCATGACGATCACCTACGCGAAGGTCGACGGCATCACCGACGGTACCGACGAGCAGGCTGCTGAGGGCGATGACCTCGGCTACTACCAGCTCGACGTCACCGAGGACTCGGTCAACATCAAGACGGTTGGAAACTACGCGGAACTTTCGCGTCAGGCCATCGACCGCTCGACGGTTCCCTACCTCGACTCGGTTCTCCGTGGTCAGGCCATCGCGCTCGGAAACAAGCTCGGTGCGGAACTCCGCGACGCCTACACGGCCGTCACCGCCGCTCAGGTGACCGCGACCAACACGGTCTCGGTTGCCACGAACGACTACGCTGGCTGGGTTGGTGC